TGCGCCTGCTTTAAGTGCTCTGTCAATCATCGAACGTATGTCTTCAAACTGACCTTTACCTAAGAGATCTACTGAGTTTAGAAGCGCCTTTTTGAGTTGCTGATTCTTACAAAATCCAGAGAATTCCTGCTCGATGTAATCTCGGTCTTCATTTGCGGCTTTGAGTGACTCTTTTAACTGCTCTGCTACCGAAACTTTAAGTACTTCATTGTCGATCTTCTTTACTTCGACTTGTAGGAATTCTAATGATGGAGTTGTGTGGTACTTGTAGTAATATCTTAGCACCTCTTTTACTATCCACTGTGATGCTGGAGAGTCAAACATTTCAGGTTCTACTACGTCATTGATCGTCTGAAGAAACTCTTTGTGCTTGAGTAGACTTGATAATACTTTTACTTGAAACCCCGAACCATACGCGTTAAGCGTGTTTAATTGTGCCATAACTTTTTATATTGATTTATTTATTTTGGTAATTATAATCTTTTAGTGTCATAGTCTTGGTCTTATTTGTATAGATAATGGATGATTTAGATTTGCCTCATTTGTTTTTAGAATTTGGCCTACACCTCCATAATCTCTTATATTACTCTCGACTATTTTTTTCAACCAAGGTCTTCCTATTGAAATGCAAAATATCCACACCTGGAACTCTACAAAGTTAGAACCTCTAGTCTTCCACCAATAAGAGAACCAATCTCTTCTTATGGAAATGTGCATCCAAAATACCCAAGGTAGTGTGCTTATTTTATTTGTCATAGTCTATTTATATTCCGAAAGATATCGAAAATTTGTAAACAACCAAGAAGGTAGATTTGTAATGCTTTGTCCAAGTTGATCTTCATTGTATAATTCTGTAAACTCTGAAGGATAATACTGCTTGTTTGGCTCAATCATCATCTGGTCTATTTCTACCTTTGCATCTTCTGGTATGTTAGGTTCGTCTAAGTCCATGAGTTGCTTATTGATATGTAATTGACTTCTAAAGTCGTATATCTTTTTAAGCATTGGAGTTTTACTATCCTTACATTTATCTAAGACATGCTCTAGATTAATAGTATGTGATTCTCCTAATTCTGGAAAATGTTTTAGCAAAGTCTTTATGCCTAATCCTTTTACTCCAGGTACATTATCTCCTTTGTCTCCGAGTAATACTTTCTGGACTAGGAAGTTGTTTGATGTGACTTCATATTCTTTGAGTACATCCTTTGGTCCGTAAAACTTCTTTTTTGTAGGTGAGTATATGCTGACTCTGTCTGATGCAAGCTGAAGGTAGTCTCGGTCTGATGACATGATTGTTACCTCATCTCCAATGCGTTTTGCGATATATCCTATGACATCGTCTGCCTCTATTTTGTCTATGGATAGTAGATCTATGGGTAAACATTTTAAGTAGTCCACGAGCCTCAGAAGCTGGTTCTTGATGGCATCGCCTTCTTCTTCTAGAGAATCAAACATGTCCCAGTTTGTAATACGCTTGAGTCCTCTGTGAGCTTTGTATTCTGGGTAGAGGTAGCGTTTATTTGTTGAGCTACCCCTACCGTCAAATACTACTATGACACGAGTTGGTCTTACCAGTCTCATCCCGTATGCCATTGATTTGAGAAACCCAGTGAGAGCTCCTATGTGTTGTCCTGAGGGGTTTACGTGTTGTATCATCGCAAATGACCTTAGGAAATTATTGAGCCCGTCCACTATGAAGACCTTGGAGTTTATGCCTAGCTCTTCCTTCTCGTTCTTTAGCGAATCGAGGATGTCTTGATAACTTTTATTCATATCTTTTTATTCTTCTGTGTCGTAAATATCTGGAGTATCTTCTGGTTCTTCTACAAGATCAAAGTCTGTGCCTCCAAGTGTCTTAAGCCATTCGTGAGCGTGCTGTTTCTTATAAGCATCCAACTCTTTCTTATCGTCATTGATAAAACCATGTACTGTCATGATCGCCTTACCAACTGCTGTAACTCCAGTGATGTGGTTTTTATCACAACTCAATCTAGTCCTCTTTGCAAACTCTACTGTCTTTCCACCTTTGCTTGCATTGATCTTATTAGTACCAGCGTTTGTGATATTACCGAATGTGATTACCAGAGACGCATCAAACCACATTGTGTTACCACCTTTGTTCTGGAGCTTGGGCTGTCCCATTCTCACTTCAGGCTTTGCTACCCACACCTTATTGATTGCTACTAGAGTATTGGTATATGGTTGACTCTCTTTTCTGGACATGATAATCCTCTGGTTGATGAAGTTACCAAATTGCTGACTCATTGCACCTGCGTTCCACTCATTATTATTTGAGTTTGATTCGATGCTAAGTCTACAAGGTATTGATCCAACAGAGTCCCAGAAGAAAGCAATGTCATATGGAAGATTTCCCTTTTTTTGCTCATCTAAGATATCGGCCATGAATCCTGCTACATCCTCTACGCAATTCATTTTCTCACGGTCCACATAGATAAAGAAGCCATCATAGTCAACCACTTCTCCAGTAGTCTCATCTACGACTTCATTGAATTGTAGTCCCATTGATTTAGCGTGTTCCCATGACCATTTCATCTCGGTAATAATAAACACCGGGAGAATACCCATGCTTTGTGCGCTGACTGCGCCCTCTAAAAGTGCTGTGGTTTTTCCTGTATCAGAGTGACCTCGAAGCAAGGTGATATGACCAATTGCAAGGCCAGGAATTTGTAATGTATCTTGGAAAGCTTTGGAGAGCGGTATCCACCGCTGCTCCTTAAACTTTACCGATGTGCTTGATAAATTTTTGGACTTCTTGAATTTGTCCAAGTTAAATTCACCTTTTATAGCTTTAGAGAGGGCTCCATTGAGCCCCTCTTTCTTTTCCGCTTTTGCCATGTAACCTTTTTAGTTTTGATTAAATATTGAAGAGATCATCGATAGCCTTGTCAGTATCGGTCTTCTTTGTGCTCAGAGAGAAAGACTTTGCTTCTGTCTTTGGTTGCTTTTTTGGAGCTTCTTCTTTCTGAGTTTCCCATGGCAGATCACCAACTGTTTCAGTCTCTTCAACTGCGGCTGCTGGCTTTTCTGTTTCTTCTTCTGGGTTGAGATGTGCTTGCAGTGCCGATTTCATATCCTCATAAGAGAAATGTTTATAAGCGTCAACTGGATTTGGTTGTTCTGTCAGCCACTTTTTAACTTCTGCTTCTTTTTCTGAAAGCGGTGTGATCTTAGTCCTTACGCGTACTTTAGACTGGTTGAAGTTTGTACCATTCTGCTCAGGTGATGTAGTCTCGATTGTGATATCACGACCAGAGATTGGATCTGTGTAATCACCTACGTCTTCATCTTCCATGATTGCGATAAGCTCCATGTAGACTTGCTTACCAAATTCCCAGAGCATTACACCCTTGTCTTCTTCGCCACGTACGATTACTGGTACCATAACCCTCATTTTTGGTTCAAGCTTTCTAGCCAACTGCCAATCTTCTTTGTTTGAAGACTTACGGAGCTTTTGAGTGAACTCTGCGATTGGGTCCTTCTCATCATAACACGCCGGGGACATCATCGTCTTGTTGTTAATTCCGTAGTAGACGTAGATCTCTTTAAACGGATTTGTCTTGTCATACACCGAAGGAAGGATCCTTACTGAGTGTTTTCCTACTGCTGCTCTCCAAAGCGTCTTGGGTTGGTTGTCACCCTTTGCACCTTTGGGATTTTGTAACGCAGCGAGCCTTGCCTTGAGGGCGTTTACATCAATTGCCATATGTTAAAAAATTATTGTTTATAATTCAATATAAGAAATGATTGCGATCTAGAAAAATAGATCTACGAAGTAACTTATTTTACTACTTTACAAACTAGTGTAGTAAATTGTTTTGTGATTTTAATATCTATAACTTTAAATTTTGTCTCTTGAGGAATAAACCACTCTTTTTCATAATCTAAAAGACGAAGTGTAGATTCTATACTTTTCATGTCTTTTTTTTGATACTTCTTTTGTTCTATTTCTTCTTTTATTTTATTCTTAAGATATTCATAGTATTTAAAACCCTCTGCATCTATAAGTTTTATTATTATTTTAGAAGGTCCTCTTTTAGCGAATTCTTGTCCTACTTTAAGATCTTCAGAAAAACTTAATATATCTCCTATGTAAAAAATTTGATCTAGTACATTTTTTTCTTT